TTTTCTCTATCTGCTCCATCATCAGGAATAATAATTTGTTGTCCTACTTTAATCTTATCTACATTTTTAATATTGTTAGCTTCTTTTAATTTTCTAACTGTAGTATTGTTTTTCTTTGCAATTTCAGAAAGTGTGTCTCCTGCTTTAACAGTATATTTTTTTGCACCTCTTTCATTTGAAGTAAGAACTTCACGGCCTTTCTTAGGCTGTTCTGTAATAGGAACTTCTCTTCTTGAAGGTGCTTCTTTACTAGATACAGCAGAATTTTCTTTATCAATACCAGATAATCCTGCGGCAGCTGCACCAATACCAATAGCACCTGTTCTAATAGCATTCGCTGTTTTAATATCTTTAGGCTTAAGACCAGAAACTTGTCCTTGTTTATTTCTTACTGCTTGCCCAGTTCGTCTTCCTTTTTGGGTAGCGCCTACAACACTCTTCGCAATTTTACCAGCGCGTGTTGCTCCTGTTTTATCTTTTTTTAAATATTCTTTTGCCGTTTTACCTGCTGGTTTAGTTACCATTTTAATTGCTTTAAGAACTTTACTAGCACCTGCACTCATTTTATTTACCACCTTTCATTGCTTTACCATAGCCACGGATAGCTGCGCCTACGCCACGAGGCTTACCAACTTTACCACCTCTTTTTTTAGAAGTAGTCTTAGCCTTTGAGCCTTTAGACATTTTTGCCATTTCTGATTTAGACATGCCTTCATATGGAGAACGTGCGTTTCCTTTTTCAACTTTAATTTTTTGACCAGCACTAATTTTGTTGTAGTCTGTTATTTCAGGATTCATTGCTTTTATTTGTGGAAGTGTCATGCCAGCAGCTTTAGCAATTTGAGAAAGTGTATCACCTTTTTGAATTGTGTATGTTCCTCTTATTACTTTTCCAGAACTGCTACCTTCTTGCGGAATTGGTCTTCCAATTGCTTCTCTAGCTTTTGCAACAAGATTCTTTTCTATATCAGACATTCCTCTTCTTGCTTCTGCTCTACTTACAGGTCCAGTAACTCTGCCTTGTAAGTTTCTACGCATAATATCAGTAGGAGATTGTCCTTCTTTAATATTTTTCATATAAGAAGGTGTTTGTTTATCAACAGCTTTAGCTACGGCTGTTTGTTGCTCATCTACTCTTTTTCTTCTTCCTGGCTCATTTAATGCCATAATACCAAAAGTAGCTGCTGGTAATGCTAAAGCACTAAGAAGCATTGAGCCTCCAGCGCTAGTAGCAAATCCTAGACCACGAGCAGCAGTAGCTAATGCTTTGCCTCTAATACCTTGTTGTGCTGCTTGTCTTGCAAGTTTTTGTGCGCCACGTTTAGCAATTTTTTCTTTTGCTGCTTTTGTTCTTTGTCTATTAATTTGTCCTTCAATTCTTTTAGCCTCTTTTTCCCAAGCTGCGTCTAATGCTTTTTGTGTTTCTGCCATTTTAGTTTCCTCCTGCTAGGGTATTATCGCCGCCAGCAGGCGATGCTGGTGCTTGCATATCATCTCTTCTAGTTCTACGTGCCTGATTACGAAGCCCTTCAATAGTACTTGCAAACTGTGATTCATAAACTGGCGTAATAGAATAGTTTTTCATAAAGTTACTTGCCTCAATCATTGAAGCATAGAATAGCGCATCATAACAAAAGTCCGTAAAGTAGTTTGTTTGTGTTGCACTGGTTAAAGTAGTGGGTCTTGCTGTATAAACAATTTTGCCAGAATAAGTGGCACTTGCAGTAGGAGCAAATAAAATTCTAGTGTTTGTCTGCCGTGCATAATATTTAGGCGTTCCTGTGCTTGCGCTAACAGGCCAGTAATCATTGATAAACTCATCAGTTCTTTGTAATAAATTAATTTTTGTACCACTGTCTTCAATAAATATATTCTTAATAACTCTTGTTCCTGTAGGTAATGTAAATGTATTAGTACCTGCTGATAGTGCAACTGCTGTAGTTAGCACAAGACCAGAGTCATCAAGATTTAATGTTAATCGTTCTTCAGCCCGATTAATCATATTAGGAATATACGCTATAAATTCAGCCCCATCATTTTCAGTGGCCTGAATAATATCGTTTACAAGGTATGTATAATTAGCCATAATAAATTGTTACACTCGCAGCACTAACAGGAAGGGTTACAGATACTTTACCAGCCATTCTAATACCAGCATCAGTAAATTCTTGATAACCTACGTCATTAACACTTGTCAAGTCAAATCGAATAATACTACCGACAGTTGTACCAAAAGGGTCAACAGAAGTTCCCACGATAGAAAACTGCCCAATGCCTGTTGCGTGTACCCCACGAATACGTGTATCGGTAAGTGTAGTGCCTGTTACTACATCTAGTGCTGGACCAGAGGAAGACACATAAGATACTCTAAGATTAGTAGCCATATTGTTTTTGCTCCTATAAAAAACTGTAATGCCTATATTATACTAAAAAAGGGCGCAGGATACAACTCCCACGCCCTTCTATTTTTAGTCTAGGAGACTAACGCTTATGCGCCAGCGTTACCGAAGTAACCTCTCCAGTCCGACCAGCCAAAGCTGTAACGCTCACGAGCTTTGAAACGCAGATTACCCGTGTCAAAGTCTGGCTCCATTTTCGTTTGGAGTGGTGAACGTACAAACATTTTAGCACCATTCGGTACATCAGTCTTGATGAAGAAGGCATTCGTATCCGTGAAACGGCGGTTTACGAAGTAACCTTTCGGCAACAGACCTTGGTTGCGAATGGAGTTAATGTCGTTAACATTGGTTACACCTGAATCAGAAACGATTGTCGTTGACAAGGTGCTGTTCAGGATTTGGTCAGCAGTGAATACCAAGTCTGATGGGATATGCAAGCTGACGGCTTGTGCGCCAACCAGAATACCACGGTCGTCTTTGATTTTCGAAATGCTGATAAGTGCAGTCTCAAGCGAAGCTTCAGACAGGTCAGCAGCAGAAAGCAGGTTGCTCTGGCTGCCAGCACCGATAGTTGGGTGCGTAGCAGAGAACAATGCAACACCGTCACCGCCTACATACGAAGCACTAAAGCCGTTGTTGAAAACGTCAGCAGCTTTAACCTGTTTCGTGTTTGCCATTGCACGAGCCAATGCTTTGGCACGTAGTTTAGCAAACGTGTCATACAGGTTGTCTTCCATAGCTTCTTCAGTAATTGCGAAGCCAAGGGCAACAGTTTCGTGTGTGTAACGTGCAGTGTAGCTTTCTTGTGCATCGTCATAAGTTACGGCTGCGCCTTCACCTTTAACAGGTGCAGAACCGAAGCCAGTGAAAAGAACTTCTTCTTCGAACGCACGGTCAGAATTTTCCGTGTCAAACAAAGGAGCGTGTTCGTTGTCAACTTCCCCATACTCAAGGCCAAATACGGCGTTAAGACCAGGGAGAAGCTCTTTAGAAATACTTGCTCTATTAATAGCCATTGTTATTTATCTCCCTTAGTTACCACCCGTTGCAGTCGCAGGGGCTGTTACGTATACTTGACGGAAGTTATCTGCATGAAGATTCAGCATAACTTCGATTTTCGTGTAAGCATCACCTAGTACGTTACCAGGCTCGTCAACAACACGAACTACTTTCAGGTCGAGTGCGCCAGCACCTACAGTGCTTGCATCGCCTGATGCGCCAGAACGACCAGTAAAGGTCGAACCAGAAGTAAGTGCGCCAAGAGAAATGTTATTACCAACTACACCAGCAGTAACTGAAGCGTCAGCTTGAATTACGTATACTTGTGCAGGATTATCACATACATAGCCTACAGCATTGGTAGCTGAAGTGCCACCAGGCCAGTATGCTTTAAATTTTTGCTCCCCGTTTTCGACATAGCGGCAGCCTTGGAAAACACCAATGGTAGACTCACCTGCAGAGGTAAGAGCTACGATTGAACCAGCAGACACACGGACTGGCTGTCCAGTGTAAATGCTAGCGGCAGTTCCAGAAGCAATCGGATACTCATTATTACCGTTGCTGTTTGGCGCACCACCACGAATACGGGAAGGAGTTAGACCATTAGGTGCAAAAGTTGCAGTCATTTTTTATTCTCCTTCAGAATGTTATGTAACCAAGGCTGTCGATTATCTTAATCAAAAGAGGGTGTTCGACCCTTAGTTACGTTGGTTTTGCTTTGGTTACGAATTGGCATTCTACGGTCACTGGCATTTTCTAGCTGTGAGTTTACAGCATCTACCATTTCTGCAGAAGCATTTTCGTAGTATCTTTGCCGTGATTCGGCACGACGAGCATCAATTTTTGCTAATGCTAAATCGCCACGGCATACAGTACCTTTATATCTACCATCTTCTTTTACGGCTGATGTGTGCATAATTTCAGGTACTTCTTCAAGTGAAACAAATTCCCATCCTTCACCTAAACGCTTACCAACATTTGTGTAATCGTCTTTGCCTTTTAGGGATATGCGTATCCAACGTAGCTTCATTCCTTGGTCAGCAAATCTATTTTCAATTGACTGTGGAATTTCTAAAAGGTTAGGTTCACGGTATTCAAAGTCTTCTGTTGCTCTTGTTTCCAGTTCACGAGTCTGTGTTGTACGTGTATCATTACGTGCCATTGTGTGTTTTTTCCTTTCGCTTATCGAATAGTTGTGTATGCGCCTTCTTCAGCTGATTCAATCTTCAGCTTTTCTGCCGCATACTGTTCAAGTGATATTCCCCACTTCTGTGCCAGTCTTACATCTTCTTGTGTAAGCTTGACCTTTTTACCTGAAGAGGCTTTAGGAGATAGCGAAGCTCCTGCTACCACTTGAGAGGGCGATGACGTTGCCTTCGGACGGGGGTTTTCAGCTTCCTGTTGTACAGGTTGGCTAAACTTGTGTGGGAAGTTTTGTGCCATACGTGCATCTACTTCCTCATAAAATTCATCAGAGTTAGGGTCGTAGCCCTCATCTTTAAGTTGCTGGTCAATAATCAACGCAGCATTTGTCATAACTACATCAGAGTTAAACCACTCATTAGCACTTGCCCACTGATACGCTTTCATGGTATAACCATTATACGTTTCGCCATCAGTAAACTGTTGCTGTTGTTGCTGTTGTGGTTGAGCCTGTTGTTCTAATTCTTGTCTTTGTCTTGGTGTTAAAGAAGCATACTGTTTCTTTGCTTCTTCTAACCGTAACACATCTATTTGTGCATTGTTAAGATATTCTTGTGCTTGAACAATTAAATCTGTATCACCAGTATCCAATGCTCTTCTGTAAGAATCTTTAGCAATGACAAGCTTTTCTTGTACTGCTTTATCAGAGTTTTCTAGGCTCTGACCAACAGCAGTTCTATATTCTTCCTGCTGTTGTTGTAATGAAAGCTGCATATTTTTATTTTCTTGCAGCAGCCTTTCAATTTCAGCTTCACGTTCTTTCTTTTGTTGAACTAGCTGTCTAATTCTTTTTTGTGCGCCTGAAGTTTCTACACCTTCCAGAGCCTCTTGCTCTTCGCTTTCCGCAGTTTCTTCTTTCGCCTTGACCTTTTTAGCAGGTTCTTTATCTTCT